GTAATACGGGTTCAAGCGATTTCATGACCGCTTTGATTTGCTCCCAAATACCTGCTAGCTTCGCTTGGAACAACTGCCAACCTGTTAAGATTTCTCCAGTCTCCCAATCAATAACCTCTGCGTGTTCTCCTGCACGTTCTCTGGCTGAATCGAGAATCATTGCGTGTGCTTCCTCTGCCTGCTTCACTTCTTCTTCTTTCTTTCGAGTAGCATTTTCGATAATCTTCTCTGCTTCCTCGTCTGAAATTGCGCCAATCTCTTCGTTCATAAACTTAGCCCATGCGACACGTTCTTCGTACTCTTCTTCTGCAGCTTGAATGATACCTTCTTTTCTTTCGATAGAACGCTCTACCGCTCTGGCTGCCTGTTCTGCCGTAAGTTCCGACTCTCTTTCTGTAAATGCCTGCATGATTGCTTCTTGCTCATCGAGACTTTGTGCGAGTGCTGAAATCGTGTTCTCTTGGGAAATCGCTCGAAGTTCCTCGATTTCTGTAATCTCGTCCTGCGTGATTGCTCTCTTCTGTTCCTTCGCATGGTGATAGATTTGCATGATACGATTGTTTGCGTCTTCCATAGCTTTAGCCTGGTTGTTGTAATGCTCATCTACCTTCTCTACGATTGCTTGTCGTTCTTCTGCGTTTACATCTTTCATATCTGCAAGGTGTTCTCTCGTTCGGTCGAGTTCGGACTTCTGTCGCTCTTTTACGTTAGCTAAAGACGTGTTGTGGAACTCTTTCTGTTTCGAAATAAGTTCGCTCGCTACCTCTTCATTTAACGCAATCTGACCGTCTGCATACATACGTGTGACTGACGCAACGTCTGTCGCCATCTGTCTATATGAGTCGACCATCTCTGCTGTTGTATCCGATACCTTATCTCCGAAATCGAGTGTTATGTCGATTGCCTTGCTTGCTTCTTTTCGGTATGCCTGGAAGCCTGCTAATGCGAGTACACCGAATGCACCTGCGACAACACCACCTAAAGCTGATACCGCCATAAGGCTAACTCCTAACGCTTGGAACGCTGCGACTAATCGTCCTACCATTCCGAAGATGACTAGGAACGCACCTTGCATTAATAGGAATGCTGATACCGTAGCCGTGACGAATGCAATCGTCTGCTTAGTCGAATCTGACAGTCCGTTGAAAGCGGTTACAACGTTGATTAAACCTTCCACCGCTGATTTGACGACTGGTAATAGAATTTCACCGAAGCTAATCGCTAACTCTTTCACTGCCGATAAGAGTCGCTCTAAAGCACCGATGAGGTTGTTCTTCATTTCATTACGCATTTCAACTAAAGCACCAGTCGAGTTAATGTTCTTTAGTTTGAGCGTATCATATTCTTCTCCTAGACCGTTTACAATAGCCATGAATGTTTTGATGTGTTCCTTACCTGCAATCATAGCGTAGATTCTGTTTCGGTCTTCTTCGTTCATATCTTTCGTTGCTACAATGATGTCACGGAATGTCGCTTCAAGTCCTCTGAAATTACCGTCTGCGTCAAATGCTGATACACCGATTTCTTCCATCGCTTTACCTGCTCGTCCGAAACCTGTTGTCAAGTTCTGGATAATAGCGTTCATCGCTCGACCTGCCTGCGCTCCCTTGTAACCACGGTTCGCCATAATACCAAAAAGAGCAGCGGACTCTTCTAACGGAACATTGAGTGCCGATAACGTACCCCCACCGATTTTAAATGCTTCCATAAGCATGTTGATGTCGGTGTTCGAGTTACGAGAAGTTTGCGCTACTCTATCTAAATAGTATTCCGTATCCTGCGCCTTGATTCCTAGACCCGCCATCGAGTCGGAAGCGAGGTCTGCTGCTCTACCTAGTTCCATGTTTCCTGCTTCTGCGAGGTATAAAACTGGTTCGATACCTGCGAGCATTTGTTCTGTTTCCCAACCCGCTAATGCAAGGTACTTTAGCCCTTCTGCTGCGGAATGTGCGCTAAACGAAGTTTTTTCGCCCATCTCACGTGCTTTAGCTGATAGTTGGTTGAACTCTGTTCCTGTCGCTCCGCTTACTGCTTTTACTGCCGACATTTCCCTTTCGAATAGTGCAGCTTGTGTGGTTGCGTATACAAGTGCGCCACCTAGCGCTGTACCTGCGCCCATCATAAGACCGCCTGCTCTTGAAATACCACGCATGGCTCTATCGGCTGCGGCTGTTCCTTGAATGAACTTTTGTAGGGTTTGCGAGAAGCGGTCTACCGCTTGAATCTCATAAGCAATTTTAAAAATTGAACTTCCACTTGCCATTTATTTTCCTCCTATTCTTCGAATTGAAGTCGTTGGATAAAGTCTTGCGCTGACATTGCTTTCTCGACTTCACCTTCAAATGCCTGCCCTCTTACCTGCGTGATATATGAATCGTCTGGTCTTGCGAATAAATCTTCGAATTTAACTCGTTCTTTGTTGTTCGCTACACGGTGCATAATTGCGTATCGTGCTTCTTGCTCCATAACGTCATATGTCCGTTCTTTCTCTGCCTGTATTAATAGACTAAACTCACGGGGTGTCAACGATAACACCTCGTGAGGTTTTAGTCCTAGATATTGCCACCCGTTATAGATAGCGTAATCTATTTCTGACTTTACTCCTTGTCCTCGTAGAACATCTCTAATGCTGACATCGCTTCGTTCTCCGCTGTCATCTTCGTCATTTTCTCCCACGCTTTCTTGTAGAAAAAACTATCGGCTACGACTTCTTTCGACATTTTAAGTAAATCGTAAAGGTCTACCTTACCTCCGTCTACAAGTTTAGCTAACTCTTCTTCGATTGTTTTTAGTGGGAAACGCTTACCTGTATGCATGAGTGCTGATTGGATAACTTTCGGAATCGTTTCGAGGTCTCCTTGGATAGCATGTCCGATGACTGCCATTGCTCCTCCGTCCTCTCCTCCGAAATAATCGTTAAGACGTTTAGCACCTTCCCATGTGATTTTTAATTCGTGTTCCTCTCCGTTAATTTCAAAATAATGTGTCATTATAAATATCCCCTTTCTTATTATGTAGGGGGAAAACTCCCCCTGCTCTCCTGGTTTTCCTGTCCGTGTCTATGCAACTACAAAAATCATTCAGTTTCTGTTTCGCCTGGTGGTGTTACTGGTTCTTTCTCTTCTTCGCCTTCGTTAGCGGGTGCGCCATCTGGAATCGCTGACAACTCGACTTCTTCTACGTCACCATTCAACGTCACGTCGAGTGAGTATGTCGCAAAGTCTCCGTTAGTGTATCCACGGTTGAAGCTAGAAATCATGTACATACCTTTCTCCGCTTTCAACGTACGTGTGTTGATTACGTGCATTGTAATCATTTCTTTGTTACGGATAGCTTTCGTAACGTAGTCAACGAATGGGTCGTCTTTAGTTAAGATACCTTCCAATGAATGTGATTCCGTTACCTTACCGTAGTCTGAACCCGTTTTGTCTTTCGTGTCGAGTTCGATTTCATCTGCCGAAATGTCGTGAGAACCGTCTGTCTGGTTGAAAGCACGCATTAACTCGCCTTCACCTACTGCGTATAAAAACTCCTCACCTTTGTACTCTACTGCTCGTTTGATTTGTTCTGCCATATCCTATCTCTCCTTTTCTTATTTCGTGTTTTTGTGTAGGACGATTTCTGCTCGAATATAGAATTGCTTCCTGTAATGGTCGCTCTCCCTGTTCGTATCCTTTAGATACTCCATACCCATCAAAGTTGGTGAAACTTCTAGCCGTCCTACCCCCTCACCTGTTTTGTGGTGTATGTATGGAATCTCTCCGAAAAGTACATATTCTGTAATAGCGCCTTGCATTTCTTTCAACTCTAACATGTTGCTAGCGAACAGTTCTACTTTGTATGTGACTGCCACTACAACTGCTTCTCGTTGTTTCGATAACAAGTCGTACTCTACTTCCTCTTCAATGAGGTGGAATACGGGTAACTTTCCGATGGGTGATTCTTCCCCGTTCTTGATAAATTTCATAGGCACGTCGCTGTACTCTTCGAAACCTTTTCGAAAACTGTATTGTGCGTCCGTGTACATGTGCCGTCTAAACTTTTTTAGCACTTCCTTCGACACTTCCTTTCACTGCCTTAGCTATTTCTTCTGCGAGTTTTGGTGCGTTCTTCTCGACCGACTTTCTAAAGTATCCGCTCTTTGTTCTATGCTCGTATTCCCACCGTCTACTGTACGGAACTGTCGAACCATAGATGTAATGCATGTCGCCTAACTTCTTAGGTGAGTTTAAGATACTTGGTGCGAGTACGTGTTCGAGGACTGGCGCATAACTGTAAGTCATGTTCGCCATGATTTGCGTGTATATACCTATCTTATGGTCTACCGCTTTCTCGACACCTTTCGTAGACTTAAACATCGAGAACACTGTACCTCTTCGCTTGATGTCGAATTTAATGTCCATTACGTCACCACTCGTCCGATAAACTCGGTGCGGTTTCGTACTCCGATTCCTTTAGGTTTCGCATACTTCACTCGGTACCTTGTACCTTGGTATTCGATATATTTAGGTGTATCAGTCGTTACTGGTAACTCGGTTTCATCTACGTCGAATTTTACGTCTCCATCTGCGTACACATATCCGTAGTAGCCTAACTCTTCCACGTTTGTATATGCTGAAAGGAACGTCACTACACCTTCAACCTCTCGAACTTCTTCTACAACTTGGGTCTCACCGAACGGGTCTTCCTCTTCTGATTCTCTTTCGAATACAATAGTGAATTTCTTCATACGGTGCTTATAGATTTGTCTATGTGCATTACGCATGTATTCGATGTCTCTTTCGTTAATCATCGTTGTCGACCTCCTGTTCTTCTAAACTGTCCTTGCTTACAATCTGTAATTTAGATGTACACGATACGTGCGGGTACAGTATGTCCTTGTCGGTAGCTTTGAAGATAGCTTTACCTAGTCCGTGGCGGTCTTCTTGAGCGATATTCCAACAGTCGTGATTGTGATGGTCTGGTCTACCGCAATTACCGTCCTCAAATAGTACGACATAATCGCTTCCCATCATTTCGAGTGTCTTCATGACTGCCACTCTATGTGTTGCGTACATCTCCGACTTGATTACCCGTGCAACTGTCCATTTGTTCATACGAAGTTCCCCTCGTACTTCTTTAATGATTTCGTCCAGGTCTGCTTTCGATAACACCTTGTACATGAGTGCGGTCTCAACCGCTTGTCTCAATAGAAGTGAATTACGTCTCACACGGTCGTTCATGTTAAGTCCGTCTTCTTGTCTCTTACCCATGACGCTAGATACCATCGTAGACACAAACTCACCATGTTTTAACGTAGTTTCTGGAAGCTGTTCGACCAACT